CGTCATCTTGAATATTATCGCCATCTATTATATCGTTAGCTAAATGTTCATGGTCTATAGAACCAGCTATATAATGTTCAGAATTAATCTGATCGTCAGCTATTTTAGCACCTGTAACACAATCTGTTCCAAGAGCTGTACTGTCTATTGACCCGGGAGCATAATGTTCTGCATCTATTGAGTCTGCTGCTAGGTGTTCAGAATCAACTGCATCGTCTGCTAGTCTAGTACCATCTATAGCATCTAGTGCTATTTTATCTTTTGTAACATTTAGATCTTTTATTTTTATAGTTGTAACAGCATTATCTCTTACGTCAGCAGTTCTAATTTTTTGCTGTTGTTCTTGGTTAGCATATAAACTTTGATCTACAATATTATTTAGATCTCCAGCTCTAATAGATGAACCAGCAGCAAATACAGCTTTAGGTGAGTCTACATCTGTTTGTCTATAAATATGAATATCTACGCCTTGCCCGGGAGCCGAGTTAAAAACAACGTTTGTGCCAGAAATGGAGTAGTCGTTGTTAGTACCACTTGTGTTTTCAGTTTTTTCAACTCCGTCAAGTTCTACTTTAAGATCGGAGTTCTGTAATATTGGGAATGTGAAACCGAAAGATGTGGTGGATGTATTTCCGGTATAAAAATTTTCAGTTGTTGCCATTTGTTTTTACAAACGATTTGCTAAGGATTGGAGTCTACGAATTTCATCTGTATCTCCAAGTTCAAGGGCGTCTTTTATTTTTTGATTATAAAATTGTTTTGTATCAACGATATGTCGTTCCGCTATTCGACCTAAAGCGAACTCTTGTGCTTCTGATAAAGCTTTACGTAATCTTTGATGTAATAATATAAATTGTTTTCTATCTACTACTGCGCCAGTTGCAGCAGATTCTTTATATGCTTTTCTAAATCTCTTACCATCAGCAGAGTTCATAATTTTATTAATGGCTTTTTTAAAGATTTGATCTTCACCCATTAATCTAGTAACTTCTGATCTTTGTGATGGACTTAACTCAACACCATTACCATCAGTATTTAACTGTGGTCTGCCGTCAAATTCTACATCTATAAGAAATTGTTTTTCTGGAGACATACCATCTCGTACCTTAAATACAGGTGCGTAGGCGTTCCATGCTCTTGTCCAGAAACTATCTGGTTCTTTAACTTTACCACCATCTACCCAGTCGTATGCAGCAGGAAGATTTCCTTTCATACCGGGGTTTCTGTTAGCAATAAGTTGTGTTACTTCATTTTCTACTTCTTTGATTCCGGGACTCATTAATCTAGATAGTTCATTTCTAAGTCCACTACCCGGTACAAGACTACTACCAAAACTTGCAGTCCAACGAGCTGTTGCACTTGGGTTACCTTGTAGTACGTCATACAATGGTTCTATACCAGCTAAGAATGTTTTGTTTGTTAAGTTAGCACCTATCACATACATCATTTTTTGCATAGGAACCTCTAAACCACCAGTATCTAAAGTTCCATCAGACAAAGGAGTGTCAAAGTTATCCATAATATCAGCCATAACTGCAATCCAATCACTTACAGCTCCTAATCCTTCATAGCTATACCATTTACCATCCCAACCTTTATAACTTCTAGGTTCCCAACCAAGTTGGTTTCTAGTACGTTGTCTGGTCTTATCGTAAATACCATTACCATGTAATCTATCAGAGGTAAACATTAATGCTGCCCCTGCCATAGCAAAGAAACCTATAGCTTTTCTACCTTTTAATTCTGCACGTACTGTTTCATACGCCATTTCTAACTTGTCATCAGCTAAACCAGTAATACCTCTTTGTTCTAGTAACTCTCTAACCTTGGTTATTGATTGATTAGCAAATGGTTCTGCATACTCATTAACTGATTTAAAAAACAAACCTGCTGGGTTATGTGAACCAGTAAATTTAATCATGTTTGTTGCAGTACGAGGAAACATGAAGAAAGGTCTAAGTAATGGAAAACGTCTAATAATAGCGTTAAAACTATCAACAGCAGGGTTGTCTAGGTTCATAGCTATTTCTTTAGATGCAAATTCTACAGCTTTATCTGTAATCATACCTTGATCGTCAAACAATTCTCTGTAGTATTTTTTATTCATCCTTTGAATAGTTTTACCTGACAATGGTTTCTTACCTTGTCTTTTTATTAAATCGTCATATACTTTACCTCTAGTTTCTATAGCTCCAATAAACGCTCTAGTAAATCCGTCAAACGCTGTCATAGAGTTAGCACTAAAACGTAACCATGGATGGTTAGCTATATCATTCATAGCTTCTATTCTATCAACAATACCAGAAGGACCAAAGTTACCTGATTTTTCTTGTGCGTCTGCAAATGCTCTAAGAGCTTTTATCTGACCTTCATTTTTAACTGCAATATCTTCTCTCATTACATAACCTACAGAGTTAGGGTCTGTCCATGCTTTACGAAACACAAGTCTCATGTGATCGAAAGATTTTTGCATAGTGTCACCTATACCTCCAAAATACATGTAACTAGCTCTTCTCATAATATCTACATCTCTCTCCATTATAGCTCCGGCTAATGTAGCAATAGGTCTTTCTATCATTAAAGCTAAGTTAGACGCAGCAGCTTTTAGTGGTGTACCAATAGCTGACAAAGTAGAGTTGTATATATTAGACCAAACACCTTGCATAAATAATGATTCATATTCAGGGTTTCTATCAATAAATGCTTTACGCATTATACCAGTAGAATTTCTAAAATATGTATTTAGTTCGGCTATGTTATTAACCTTACCGTCAGTAAACTCATAAGCTAACATTAATGGTTTTAACATTTCTGGTCGCTCTGCATTTATTTGACGTATAGTTTCGATAGTATCAGCAGATTCTTTTGTTATATTTTTTAAATTAGCTATTGTTTCTTCACTATTTTCTTTTATAAAAGCCATAGCATTTTCCATAACCTTTTTCTTACCACCATGATTTCTGAAATCCATCTTCTTCATGCGGTTCCAAAGGTTAATCATATTAAGTGCCCTACCTCTTGCGTAAGATGTTTGACCTTTAATATTCATTAGATATTGTAAACGATCTAAAACTTGCTCTTGTGCTTGTTGTACAGCAGCAGTACCATTCATCAATCTAGCACCTTCTGCCATATCTGTTACTTGGTCAGCCAGAGACTTACCAACATAAGCTTGAGCACGAGCTAGGTCCATATTCATGTAGTCATCAAAGTATTTTTTAATAGCATTGAATACACCAACATAGCCTTCAGAGTTTAGTACTCTAGTTCCTGAGTCTACGTCTACACCAGAGAAGTTGTCTATAACACGCTTCATCTCGTCTACATCCATATCATACAAAGCTGCTGCTAAGTCTTCACCATTCTTAACTACTTCTGCATGTGTTATTTTTTTACCAGTAGGTGAGTGCCACTCTATATCTAATTGTAAATCTTTAGATAATTCTTTCATAGTTCCTAATCCAGCATCATCTAGATTAAGACCATCTTTTAATGCAGAGTCAGAAAATACACTACCTACTCTACCATGAACACTATCAATATTATTATTAATACGTACAACGTCAACTGACGCTCCTACAATTCCTCCGGGGTCTGTAGTTCTAAAACCTACTTCGTAGTCATCGTATATATCATGTACACCTTTTATTGGTTGATCTAAGTCAATATTACCAGCTTCATCTGTAGCTAGTTTTATATTACGTTTACCTATATCATTAAACTCTTTTACACGTTTAGCGTTATTAACAGTTATTTCATCGCTTGCATCACCACTAGCATATTTCCAAGTTCTTTTTACAAACTCTTTTGCTTTTTCGTTCTTAGGTACCCACTTAGTTGCATCATCTATACCCTTCATAGCCCTAGCTATCTTAGTAGCTCCTAATAAAAAATCACCAAAGAAACTAAGACCTATGCCTTCATTTCTATTTTTCATTCTTTTAACATCAGGGCTATCGCTGTCAAGCGTAGCGATGTCGTCAGGTATCCATCCATAGGTGGTTGGCCACATCTTTTTTAGTGAACCAGTTGCGTTATCTTCAAATTCGTTAAACTCTATAACTTGGTCTACTATTGCACCAGAGGCTGCATCAATACCAGCACTACCAAACCACTTCATAAGTCGCTTGTCACCTAATGCCCATTTTGTTTTTGCATGTAGACTTGCACCTTGTCTTTTTAAAAGTCCACTGATACTTAATGAAGGTATAATAATAGAAGACATTTGTCTTACACCTTGTAAACTAGCACTTTCGTATGCAGGCAACTTAGGTAAATTTACTCCCGGTATAAGGTTTACAGTGTCTGTTAAAAAATCTACATAACCAGCTCCAGCAGCAGCAGCATAGTTACTCCAATTTAATGGGTTTAATGCATTACCTGATTGACTGCTAAAACTTTTAGAAAAATTCTTTCTAGTTTGTTCTCTAAAATTTTCGACTTTAGCGTCTAATTCTGACTTAGGTTCTTTCTTTGGTTTTGGTTCTTCTTTAGGTGTAGATTCTTGTTGCTGTGTTGTTTCCGTAGAAACCTGTTGAGATTGATCTGTAGTAGTTTGTTCTCCCTGACCTTGGTCTACAGTTGTTGGCTGATTGATTCCTAATTCGGCGTCTTGTTCAGCAAACAGCTTTTTAGCTTCTTCTGTAATAATAGGGGCTACATTTTCTATCTCATTCAATACTTCGTCGTTCATTTTACTTAAAATCTGTTCTTATTGTATTAGCTAGTGCTTCTTTATTAG